TATAACCCTTACTAATGATTTTAGCTTTGCTGTATTATGGCACGTATAATTGACGACAAGTTGTTATTTATCCATGTTGCAAAGACAGGCGGCACGTTTGTTCGTGAAACCTTTAACTATTATGGTGTACCTAACAGAGAGACAGGAGTGTATGAAACAGAAGACCATTACTCACTAAGCGATGTGCTTAAATATCATGACGAATGCCGTAAGTATTTGTCCTTTGGCTTCATCCGACACCCTGCCGATTGGGTGCAGTCTCGTTGGCTGTGGGCTATGGAAACAAACTTTCAGGAGAAGTTGCAGTACAGCGAAGAAGCAAGGCAACACTGGATGGCAGAAGTATTTGCGCCGGAAGTTGAATTGTTTGCTGAGAACATATTAAACCGTATGCCAGGCATAGCGACAAAATACTTTAAGAACATGCTTGGCTTAGAGACAGCCTACGAAGCTGACATAATCTTTCGATATGAAGATATGCATGACAGCATGGTTAAACTGTTTCACTTGTTGTACCGTAGTGTTACACTGGAAGAAATAAAAGCGATGCCGAAATACAAATTCGTCAAGCATAAGTATGACTATAAAATTGATAGTTACATACGTAAACAGTTGGAACTCAGTGAAGAAAGTTTAATGAAATATTATGGATAAGGGAACGGCGAGTGAACGGCGAAAGGGAAAGGGCGCAATAACCGGCGCTGATGGCGTGAAAACTCGTTTCACTAAGGACAGGCAACCTTCGTCCGAAGCGAAGCGGAAAGGATGGAGTAAGAAGAAGCAGTTAAAAGATTTACTTGGCATTGTCACCGGCGCAAAGTTTGAAGGCAGCGCAAAAGATTACCGCAAGCTTGCCGCAAACTTCTTTGGCATACGTGAAGAAGATGTTACCGTTAAGATGGTGATGGACTTTCGACAGATTGAGAAAGCGATACTGAAAGGCGACACTGGTGCTTACAATGCTATCAATGACAGAGCTTATGGCAAAGCGCCTATTGCTATAAACGGCGGCGATGGTGCTGCTATACCAGTTAAGATTGTCTTTGAGGCAGCGACAGGCTGTGAGCCGATACCAGACGACGATAACGAAACAACTGCAGATGGGTAGGTTAAAATATACGCCGGTCTTTGAAGCGAATAAGAAAGCGTACCTGTCAAAGAAGTATCGTGCTATCTGCAATGAAGGCAGCACACGTAGCAGCAAGAGTTATAGCATTACGCAGCTATTAGGTCTTGATATTCCGCTTCAAACTAAGAAGTCAATAACAATAGTTAGCCCATCTTTGCCGCACCTTAAAAGAGGCGTTATTCGCGATCTGATAAGCCTTTTACAACAGGCCGGTATCTACGACGAAAGGAATTACAACAAGACCGACAAGATTTACTACTATCCTAATGGCAGTTACGTTGAATGGTTTGGCGCTGAGGATGCAGGCAAAGTACATGGCCCTGGCCGCGACATATTGTACTGCAATGAGATGAACCTTATACCAGAAGACGCGTACCGGCAGCTTGCTATAAGAACCAACGAAACAATATTCGCTGACTGGAATCCGGCTGACGAATACAGTTATGTTTATCAGATTGCCGACAAAGAGGGCAACAAGAAAATACATTCGACATATAAAAACAATCTTGGCAACCTGAGTAAAGAAATTGTCGCTGAGATTGAAGGGCTAAAGGATATTGACGACAACTTGTGGAAGGTGTACGGTCTTGGCTTGCGTGGCACAAACTCAGAAACTATATACACCAACTATGGTTTGATTGACCACATGCCTGCATGCGAAATGTTTTGGTATGGTCTTGACTTTGGCTTTAACAATCCTTCGGCACTCATTAAAGTTGGCCTGTTAGATGGCAAGCTGTATGTGGAAGAAGTATTCTACGAAACAAAGCTGACAACGAATGAGCTTACTGATGTTATCAAGATATACGGTATCAGCAAGACCAGTGGCGAAATCTATTGCGACAGTGCTGCACCACAAACTATTGAGGAACTGAAACGTATGGGCTTGAAGGCGAAACCCGCAATCAAGTCTGTATATGATGGCATCCAGTGTGTCAAGTCATATCCTTTATTCATAACCAAAGGCAGCACGAACTTGTTGAAAGAGATACGTTCTTACAAGTGGATGGTTGACAAAGAAGGCAAAGTAATGGACGAGCCGGTGAAGTTCAACGATCATGCTATGGATGCTATGCGTTATGCTATATTCAGCAAGCTTGGCAAGGCTAAGAAGATATTGTTATACTAAATCGGTTGAGAAATCATTGTGCGACAGTTATGCACCAACGGTCAAATTAACTTTGAGGCATGGATTTGTTGATATTAGAAAATCAAGCTGAGATAATGAAGGCATTGGCGCAATTACTCATTCGTGGCGCGAAGGAGAAGTACGAATACGAGATGTGCGACAAGCTGTTGATGCAGCAGAAGAAAACGAATGATGTACTTAAAGCGATGAAGGATGATAACAACGAAGGCGAAGGAAGTGAAGCTCATAAGCAGTGAGACGTTGCATCATAACATGCTTTCCCTTACGTTCAATATCAATGGACGAATTTATAAAAGAGTAAGCTTGTTGCAGCGAATAAACAGAGGCGAAAGATTTTTGTGGTGGCAGAACGATAGAGGCAACTATGCAAACATCAATGACCATGCGCAACAGGTGAACGAATTTGAGAACATGGTTAAACCAGATGTTAAGACAGCACTTTCTGAAATATACCGTTAGACTTTTCTTTCCATGCATATACATATAGAGCCGTAGCATAACGTTACGGCTTTTTCATTTAGGCTTTGGTGCTTTACCACCGCTTCCATCCGTACCAGTGAGTGTAGGTTTCTTTGGGCCGCCAGTACCGGCAACGGTCGTGTCTTTCTTCGGTTTCGGCCCAACGCCACTGCCGCCGCCAACGCCAGTGCCACTGCCTTTTGTCAATCGTGGTGGTCTTGGCGTAGGTGGTGGATTTACTGTTGCGTCTTCTTTTGTCTTGCTCATGTGGCTAAGTTGACGATTTTCTTTATATATACTTAGCCGCGAATATTTCTTTATATACTTCAATTTTGGATGAATTAAATATTTATCCATTGCAATGGCGCTATTCTATTCAAAAAAAAAGATGCAAGCAGTTGAGGCGCAGGTGAAAGCTTTGCAGTCTTTCAATACGGCACAAGTGTCGTCACAGATAAACAGAAACTTGGCGCAAAAGTTTGGAACGTATTACGCTTCACCAGACTTTAACGCTGCTGACCTGACCGGACAATTCGCTACAAGCGATCAAGTGTATAGCGTCGTGAACATGATAGCTGAATCAGCTTCTTACGTGCCGGTGGAACTGATGCAGAAGAAAGATGAAGTTGCACTAAAGAAGTACAATGCTTTGCATAACCGTAAGTTCTACACGACGAAAGGCATCTTTGATATGATGGTAGTGCGAAACAAAGCATTGTCGCCTGTTACCAAAAAGAATAAAGCTCAATCTATACTCGATGCGCCTAATGACTACATGAGCAAGACAGACTTTCTTCATGCTGCTTATGCTTATTATTTACTCAATGGTGAAGCAATCATTTGGATTGAAAGAGTGCCGGTTGACTTAGGCAACGATGCAGGCTTGCCATATCAGTTGCATCTTATCCCGCCGTATAATGTGGATATGATTATTACAAGGGAGTTTCCACAAAAAGTGCTGAGTTACACGATACGTCTTAATGGCCTGCCAGTGTTAGAGAATATACCGCCAGAAGATATTATGCACTGGAAGCGTGTCAACTTACGTATGAACAGCATGGGAGAGCAGTTTCGCGGAATGTCGCCGTTAGCGCCTGCTCCGTATCTGTTAGCAAGTCTGAGTGAAGCTGATAAGCGTTCACTGATGCAGTTAAAGAATGGCGCAGTGCCAGGGATTGTGTATGACGACGACTTTGAAGGTGACGAAATGAACCAGACTGCTTTCGACGATCAACGGAAAAAGTTCTATGACTTTAGCAAGAACCCTGACAATACCGGCGCACCGTTCTTTGTAGGCACGAAGAAAGGCTTTATACAGACCGGCCTTAGCTTGGCAGACCTGAAACTCATTGAACTGCAACAGATAAACTTTAAACGGTTATGCAACATATACAAAGTAAGTACGATACTGTTCAACAGTGAAACAGCGTCCACCGAAAGCAATGTGCAAGAAATGACTAAGCGAATGTACACTGCTGCATGTTTGCCGATGATATACTCTTTCGCCAACACATTGAACAGCCGCCTACTGCCTATATACGATGAAGCTACCACATATTTCGATTGCGATGTAAGTGCAGTAACAGAGTTGCAAGATGATATTAAACTCATGCTGCAAGCGTTCTCTTATCTGCCTGTGTCGCCTTCTGGTAACGAGATAAGGCAGCTTATCAACTTCGACC